AGCTTTGATAAGCGTACTTTCTTTAAATCTTTTGTACGTGAACAAGGTAAAAAATTCTCTGATTCAATTTTGGCTGATACTGGTAAGACAACCACTGGAGCCTTTATCGTAAACATGCTGTTGTCTAACGAGACTGATTTAAAGATTACAGACGTAGACAGTGAGATGACTAATGCACCATACAACAACATAACAGTCACCTACCATGCCTCAAACCAATCACGCACTATTGGCGGTGTAGCATATAACTTTAAAGTGATAGTTGCAGGAAACGGAGCCACTTTAGAGCAGATCTATACCAAGCTGCAATATTTATTACGTCAAGGCTCAGACATTGATAGTGGAGCTGGATCAGTGACGGGCAAAACAGCGGATCTGCTAGCAGGATTTGTAGGCTCGACTTTGAACACAACCACAGGCGTCTTCATTGATGCCATACAGAATGCCGATTCCAACCGAATTACTTTTAAAGATGTCACGGGTGTAGCAAGACAGAACCCGTTTGAGTCTGCTGGTAATTTGACATTTAACCCAATAATGGTAAAAGCTGGATCTTCGTACCGCTTGTTTTACACGGATGCTGGGGCAGGCCGTGAATATGGTACATCAACAGCGGTAACAGTTAATGATGCAAGCGGAAATCCTATCACGGGGGTTATAAACAACGGCTCTATTAGCTTTACGTTTGATTATGATGGAGACACAGCAGGTGGTACTGCAGGAACCGATAAAGCTGTAACACTCATAGGTATTGCAAAAGGTTTCTCTAAGTTTGCGGTGGCTACAGGAACCTTAACAAAGTCAAAAGCCATTAGTGTTGGTCTTGTGGCAGAAGTTGACCGAGCATATGTATAGGAGCGTTTTATGGCTATTACTTTTGACCCTATAAATAAAATTATACAGCTAGATACTTTCTCGGTATCAGAGCGTGAGATGTGGACTTCTTTTGTCGATTGGTCTGTACAAAGCGATAATTTAAAATTTGGGGTAGGTATGACGCAGCTAGGAGGGCTAGCCCCTGTTGCATTGTACATTACCCTTGCTACAGGTTGGCGTATAAGGCCACTTGCACAGGCTGGTATAACTACCCTCACGGGCAATGTTCTGACAGCAGAAGGCACGTCACCTGTTGAGCAAGCTGTTGGTGCTGTTCAGGTAAACTTAGAAACACCTGTAAAGGCTGTTGCAATCAGTACAGGTCAGAGTGGACTTACAACAGCAGAAGCAGCAAATATCGGCTTAATCCCAGCCCTTCTATAATCAACTAAGGAATAAACAAAATGGTATCCCAACGAGAACTTGAAAAGATAGTCGAACAGATAAATGATAGTTATAAAGTATTATTAGATAAGATTACTGCCTTAGAAGAGAAGGTGGCCTTACCACAAAAGGAAGCAAAAGTAAAGAAATAACTTGACTTTTTACATAAAATATGTTAGAATAGGCACCATGAATGACAGATCAAGAACTAGAAATCTACTACCCACAAATGAATGCTCTCTTTCGTACAGAAGGTTGGCAGGCGTTTATTACAGACCTCCAAGGTAATGTAGAGAACATTGATTCTATCGAAGGTGCCAAGGACACCAATGACCTTTACTTCCGTAAGGGCCAATTGAACATCCTTGGCGCTATTCTCAATCTTGAAGAAACAACCCGTTTCGGACAAGAAGAATCCCAAAGGTCACTAGAAGATGTATAAGTTTTATGACTACAAATGTGTCTTAGGGCATATTCACGAACATATGGTTAAAGGCTCACCAGACACACAAACGTGTAAAACCTGTAAGGCTGACACAACCAGACAACTTTCCTCACCACGACCTGTACTTGAGCCTTTCACTGGCGATTTTGCAGGAGCTAGCCTTAAATGGGCTAGGAACCATGAGCGTGGTAGAGCAAAAGCAGAGAAAGATAACCCTGAGTAACACAGGATCTTTCATTTTTACTTTCTCCACAATACTAAGGTACGGAGTTTAATATGGCAGCAGTTATCCTCGAAAATGAGGACTTAAATAATGAGCGTTTTGATAGCTTAGACGGTATGGACGAAGGAACAACGCTAGAGGCACAGGAACCTGAACAAGGCAACCCTGAACCACCAGCAGCACCTGAGTCACAAGTACCTGAAAAATACAATGGTAAGTCACTAGAAGATGTAGTTAGAATGCACCAAGAGGCTGAAAAGCTTTTAGGTCGTCAAAGCTCTGAAGTAGGTGACTTAAGGAATGTTGTAGATAGTTATATCAACACACAACTCAACGACCAGAAGCCCTCACAGGCAACTGAGACAGATGAAGATATAGATTTTTACTCTGACCCTGAAAAGGCTATGAGTCGTGCTATAGACAATCACCCTTCAGTTAGAGCAGCAGAGCAGTCAACGAGGGCTTATCAACAGCAAACCTCTATGGCACGTTTGAAAGAAGGTCACCCAGACATACAAGAGATCGTAGCTGATCCTAAGTTCGCTGAGTGGATTCACGCCTCTAACATTAGGAAAAAGATGTTTGTTGCGGCAGATCAGCATTTTGACGTAGAAGCAGCGAATGAATTATTTTCCTTATGGAAAGATAGGTCAGGAGCTATTAAACAGACAATACAGGCAGAGAAAGACGGAAGACAAAAAGCTGTTAAAGATGGGTCTACAGGATACACACGTGGTAACCCAGACTCTACTACTTCCAAGAAAATCTATAGACGAGCTGATATAATTAAACTTATGAAAACTGATCCCGAACGCTACTTAGCACTCTCTGATGATATACAAAAAGCATACGCAGAGAAAAGGGTGAAATAACCTAATATATAGAGACACTAAAAATGACTAATTCAGTATATCCCAATCAGGCTGGTGCAGTAGATAACACTTCAGCAGCTACGTTTATTCCAGAGATTTGGTCTGACGAAGTAATTGCAGCTTATGAGCAAAACTTAGTTGTAGCTCCCTTGATTAAAAAGATTTCCATGCAAGGCAAGAAAGGGGATACAATTCATATTCCTAAGCCTACCCGTGGTTCCGCTAACGCTAAGGTAGCACAAACAGCAGTAACCATTCAAGCTGATGTTGAGACAGAAGTACAGGTTATCATTAACCGACACTTTGAATACTCACGTATGATTGAAGACATTACCGCTGTACAAGCACTTGCTTCGCTACGTCAGTTCTACACTGGTGACGCTGGTTATGCCCTAGGCAAACAAGTGGACGATGATCTATTAAACCTTATGAAGAGTTTTGGTAACGGTAACGGCACAGTATATCCTACTTCAGCCGCATTCTATCCTAAAGCTGATGGAGTAACCACGGCATACGCAGACGATACTGTAAAACCAGTAGACGTATTTACGGATAAGTTCTTCCGTGATATGATCCAAAAGTTAGACGATGCAGACACGCCTATGGGTGGTCGCTTCTTAGTTATCCCACCTGCGTTACGTAATGCACTAATGGGTATAGAGCGTTATGTATCTAGCGACTTTGTTAATGGTCGTGGCGTAGTTAGTGGTAAGATCGGTGAGTTGTATGGCGTTGACATCTTTGTTTCAACTAACTGCCCTATTACTGAAACTGCTGCTGCCAACGGTGCTGTCAACGGGGGTCAAATCCGAGGTGCTATGCTAGGCCATAAGGACACTATGGTAATTGCAGAACAACAGGGCGTTCGCTCACAGACTCAGTATAAGCAAGAGTTCTTAGGAACATTGTATACTGCAGACCGTTTGTATGGTACTAAGGTACTACGTCCAGAGACAGGTTTCTTGCTAGCTGTAAACGGTTAACATTAACTAAAATAATAAAAGGAGCTTCTTGTACAACACTTGACGCTCCTTTTTTTACATTACAGGAAAACATAATGGCAGTAACGTACCGAGGTGAAACTTTTGCAGGTTATAACAAACCCAAAGCATCAGCCAAAGGTAAGAAATCACACGTAGTCTTGATTAAAGATGATGGTAAAGACCGTATGATACGCTTTGGTGAGAAAGGTGCTAGTACAGCAGGTAAACCTAAAGCAGGTGAGTCTGATACAATGAAAGCTAAACGTAAGTCTTTTAAAGCTAGACACGCTAAGAACATTGCTAAAGGTAAGACCAGTGCAGCATACTGGGCTAACAAAGAAAAGTGGTGATAACATGAAAGGCGTTAAGCATTATTTAAAGAATGGTACTGAACACAAAGGTGCAGTGCATAAGACCAAAGGCATGGCTATGACAGGAGCAAAACATACTAAGTCAAGTAAAGATTTGTTTCATAAGAAAGACCTGTCACCCACTGCTAAAAAGAAAGCTAACTTAACTTAATAGAGAGAAATATTATGCCTCAAGGTAAAGGAACATACGGAACTACTAAGGGTAGACCACCAGCCAAACCGAAGAAGAAGAAGAAAGCAGTCCGAGGTTACTAAAGCAGCTATGTGAGATAAAAGATATGGAAGTTAACGCTCGCTTTGATAGATTAGAAGCTAAGATAGATAAATTATTTGAGGCTATGATAAAACTAGTGGAAATAGACACAAAGATTGAAGGTCTACTGGTGCATAATAACACACAGGATGATAGGCTTAATAAACATAGTTTAGAGTTAGACAATCACGCAATCAAATTAGCTTTAGCCGCTAAAACTGGAGGCGCTAATGAATGGTTTATACGACTACTAATAGCTGCCTTAGTAACAGGGCTTGTTTTTATGTTAAGGGGTTAAGAACATGGGTTTATTGAGCAGTTTATTCGGTGTAGGCAGTAGCGGTGTTGCAGAGCCTATTGAAGCTATTGCCAACCTTATAGACAGTGTATTTACTTCAGACGAAGAGAAAGCACAAGGTCTTTTACTGAAGCAGCGGTTAGCTTTAAAGCCAGCCCTTATGCAAGCAGAGATAAACAAAGTACAGGCAGGCCACAGATCAATATTCGTGGCTGGGGCTAGGCCTTTCTTAATGTGGGTTTGTGGCTTAGGTTTCTTGTTTGCCTTTGTCATTAACCCTGTATTGCAGTGGCTAGCACCTGAGCTAGGAAGCCCTGAGTTACCTCTAGACGCAATGCTAGAGCTAACGCTTGCAATGCTTGGCCTAGCAGGTCTTAGAACAGTAGAGAAATTAAACGGTAAAGCCAAATGAAAACATATAAACAACTGGTCAACAACATCTTAATACGCTTACGTGAGAAAGAGATTGTCACCATTAATGATAATAGCTACTCTAAGCTCATAGGTCTATTTGTACATGATGCAATAGAGTCAGTAGAGAGTGCGTGGAACTGGTCAGGCTTACGTGACAACATTACAATAGCTACAGCAGTAGGTCAGTCCTCCTATGCAATTACAGGATCAGGTGATAAGTCTACTGTACTGAGCATTGTAAACGCCACAAGTACCTCATTCATGGTATACAAATCAGCTATTGAGTTTACTGATATATTCCTCAACCCTAACCCTGCGCAAGCAACACCGAACTGTTACACCTTCGATGGTTTAGATACTAATGGCGACACTAAGATTAAACTGTACCCTGTCCCTGATGCAGTCTACAGTATCACTGTGAGGCTCGTTAAACGCTCACCAGACATCTTAGCGGACACAGACACAGTTAAGGTGCCCTTCTTGCCTGTGCAGGCTATGGCCTACTCTATGGCTCTTGAGGAGCGTGGAGAAGATGGTGGTGTGTCTCCTGTCTCAGCCAAAGCATTAGCTCAAGGCTACTTATCTGATGCTATTGCTATAGATGCAACTAAACACCCCGAGGATACACTCTGGGAGGCGGTATAACATGGCTAAACCCTTAATATCGTCCTCCATTGCTGCACCAGCATTCTTTGGTTTAAACACTCAAGAGTCTGGGGTAACGCTTCAGGAGGGCTTTGCACTCAAGGCTGATAACTCAGTCATAGACAAACAAGGACGCTTAAGTGCTCGTAAAGGCTGGGAAACCATAAGTACATCTTTAGACGGTACTGCTAATGGTAACTTAGGTATTAACCTAATAGGCATGACTAACTTTGTAGATATTACTGGTTTAGCTACACAAGTAAACTGGAGTGATACTACATTCTACAAAGGAACTACAGCACTCACTACACTCACACCAACGACTACAGACACTATAGTGGATGGTAACTGGCAATCAGCAACACTTAATGACCACCAATACTTTTACCAGCGTGGTTACTTACCTTTAATATATACTAATGAAAGTGGCTCAGAAGAGTTTGAGTCATATGCTGCCCATACCCACGCATCTGCTGGCTATCCTAGTGCTAACACAGTATTAGCTGCCTACGGTCGCTTATGGGCCGCTGACACTTTAACTAACAAGACTACGGTATACTTTACTGATGTTTTAAATGGTCACAAGTTCACAGGTGGCACTGCTGGTACTCTTGACATATCCAGCGTACTTACGCAGGGAATGGACGAGATAGTTGCCCTAGGCGCACACAACGGCTTTCTTATCATCTTCTGTAAAAACAACATCATAGTCTATGGTGATAATGATAACTTCCAAGGCGCAATGACTACCACTAGCCTGACCTTAGTTGAGGTTATAGAAGGTGTAGGTTGTATTGCTAGGGATTCAGTACAGAACACAGGTGGCGACATACTATTCTTAAGTAGTGCTGGTGTACGTTCATTAAGCCGTACTATTCAAGAGAAGTCTCAGCCGATGCGAGATGTATCTAAAAATGTACGTGATGATGTAATATTTGCTTTACAGTTAGAAAATCTAGCTGATGTTAAGTCGGTCTACGCACCTAGTGATTCTTTCTACCTACTTACATTGCCTACTACAGTACAGACCTTTTGTTTTGATACACGTACTCAACTAGAGGATGGATCTTTCAGGGTAACACTGTGGAACTCAGCACCTCCAAAAGGTTATCTAGCTATAGGATCAAACCTGTTCTACGCACAGATTGACGGTGTTGCCTCTTATAGTTCTCACAAAGATAACGGCCTACCATATCTAATGTCATACGCTAGTAACTATTTTGACTTAGGTATGACAGATATTAACAAGATTGTCAAAAGAGTCTCAGCAACTACAGTAGGCATTACAGGGCAAACTTTTGCATTGCAAGTTGGCTATGATTATAAGCCAGCACTCTTCTCAGAGTCATTTATATTAGATGCCAGTGCCGTATCTGAGTACAACATATCAGAGTTTAACCTCTCTGAATACACTGGTGGGGTATTAGTTAATGACCAATCATCACCAGCACAAGGATCAGGTAACATCCTACAGATAGGCTTTACAGCACAAATTAATGGTAATCCTGTAAGCCTACAAAGACTAACAATATACGCTAAACAAGGTAAGGTACTCTAAATGTCCAATTACGTTAAAACTACAGACTTTGCATCCAAGGATACTCTAGCATCAGGTAATCCTCTTAAGACTATTAAAGGTACTGAGTTTGATGTTGAGTTTAATAATCTAGTCATAGCTTCGGCTACTAAGGCTAACACTGACGCACCTACGTTTACAGGCATACCATTGGCAGATACGGCTGCTCTAGCTACTAACACTCAACAGTTGGCTACTACGGCCTTTGTAGTGGCTGAGGTGGCTGCTGTAGATAATACTGTATTCTTACGTAAGACAGGTGGCGCTATGACTGGTGCCATTACAACTAACTCTACCGTTGATGGTGTAGATATAGCAGTACGTGATGCTGTTCTTTCAACCACTACAACTACAGCTAATACAGCCAACACTACAGCTAATACAGCCAACACTACAGCTAATACAGCCAACACTACAGCTTTTGCAGCACTACCTAAAGCAGGTGGAGCCTTAACGGGCGCAGTGACAACCAATAGCACCTTTGATGGTGTGGACATTGCTGTACGTGACGCTATCCTAAGCTCTACCACAGTCACAGCTGATGCTGCTCAAGTACCACCTACGATCACAGGAGCCAACGTAACTGCAGTCAACGCTAGTTATCATATAGTATCCACAGGTGGCATTACAATCACACTGCCTGCTAGCCCTTCTGCTGGTAACTACGTAACTATCAAAGATGGCACTGGTGTGGCAGCAGACACTACGTTTACAGTAGCACGTAACGGCTCTAACATTGCTAGTTCAGCTACTAACCTCACCTTTGATAAGAACTTCGCTGAGATAGTCATGACATACATTAACAGCACAATAGGCTGGAGCGTGTAAATGAGTAATCTGTCGGAATTACTGCCTAGCGGTGGAGGGCAGAACTTAGTTGAGTTTGTGGCTAGTGGTACGCTTCCTAATGGTAAGCCTGTAATATTGAATAGTGATGGAACTGTTACTGTTGTTGGTCTAGTGCCTACAGACATAACAGAGACTATACCTGATGGTAGTGAGTCAACCTTTAACACCACAGGACGGTCATTAGATGCAACAGTAGCTTTTGACCCAATAACTGAGAATAGGTTTTTAATGACCTATGGTGATTCAAGTAATTCCTATTATGGTACAGCCATTGTAGGGACTATATCAGGTACTACCTTAACCTTTGGCGCTAAAACTGTTTATTCCTCTGCAATGGCTAGAACCAACTGGATAGAGTTTGATCCTAATAATAGTGGTAAGGTTTTAATATCATACTTAGGTACAGGTGCTGACGGTAAAGTCCAAATAGGTACAATCTCAGGGACTTCCATTACTTTTGGTACAGCAGTTTCTGTAAATTCAGGATCTGCAACAGAGACAGCTATATCACTTAACACTAATGTGGCAAATCAGTTTGTAGTGGCGTATAAGGATAATGCAGATACTAAGGTTATGGTAGGCACCATATCTGGAACAAGCATTACTCTAGGTACTGCAGTAGCCTTATGGAGTGGGGCTTCAACTAATGTAGATGTAGACTTTGATCCATATGATGCTACTCGTTTTATAGTGGGAGGTAGAGACCCTACATCTCCTTTTTATGGAAAGGTACGCATAGGTACTATATCTGGAACAAGTATTACCTTAGGAACTGCTTCAACTTTCTATTCAGGCAGTACTGTAGATGTGCAGGTCAAGTTTATACCAACTGTGCAATACAAGTTTGTAGTTACGTGGCAAAGGAACTCCTCCCCTTACAATGTACTGTCTTCTGTGGGGACTATATCAGGAAGTTCTATAAGCTATGGAACCTCTGTGGCTATTGATAGCGGCACCTGCTCAAAACACGTAATGTACTTCTGCCCTAGTTACACAGGCAAATTTTTAGTGTTCTATATAGACGGGGGTAATGAAGAATACGGAAAGCTTCTCGTAGGTACTGTTTCAGGAACCTCTATATCCTATGGAAGTGAGGTGGTGGTCAACGCTAGTAATGCAATAGACAGTGTTGGTGCTGGTTTTGACACTCACAATAACGGACGTTTCATGGCTGTGTATGGCATGGCCTCTGTAGGTAATGTAAGAGTAGGAATAATGGGAGGTACGGCTGGTGTAACAAACCTAACCGCCACCAACCTCATAGGCATCACATCAGAAGCCACATCATCTGGCGGCACAGCTAAGATAAACACTTGGGGTGGCATCAACGAAGCACAGACAAGCCTCACGATAGCCTCTGACTACTATGCTCAGACTGATGGGACAATCACTACCTCAGATGCAGGCCAGAAGCTAGGTACTGCCATTAGCGCAACTACAATTAATATAAAGGACTTAACATGAGCAATTTAAGTGACCTATTGCCAGCAGGCAGTGGCGGTAAGAATGTAGACTTTGTAGCTAGTGGCACATTGCCTAATGGTCAGTCTGTGATTTTAAATAGCAATGGAACTGTTACTTCCGTAGGGCTTGTATCCCAAAGCGTATCACAAGCAATACCAACGGGAAGTGAGACTCAGTTCGCTACAGGTGAGGGAGCTAACACGGCTATAGCCTTTGATCCTACAACCACAGGTAGGTTTCTAATAGCATTCTCTGATTTTAGTAACAACGCTTACGGTAGTGTTATTTTAGGGACAATGTCAGGTACAACACTAACCTTCTCAACAAAGGTTGTATTCTATTCTGCCTATGGTGCTGCAATATCAGTAGCCTTTGACCCTAATAGATCAGGACAGTTCGTGGTGGGTTATACAGGCCCTTCTAACCGCTGTTATTCTATTGCAGGGGAAGTGTCTGGTTCATCCATTACTTTTGGAACAGGGGTTATAGCTAACTCAACTAATGGAACTACTATAGTTAAGGTTGAATTTAATCCTAACGTACAGGATCAGTTTCTCATAGCATATAGAGATACAAGTAATACTGAAGCAAGAGTGGGTACTGTATCAGGAACTTCTATATCTTACGGTACTGCAGCAGATATAGTCAGCCTTAGCTCAAATTCTTTAGGTATTAGCTTTGATCCTTTTACAGCTAATAGATTTCTAGTTGTTGTTGGTGACACAGCTAACAGTAATAAACCTTATATTAGATTAGGTAATATATCAGGAACCACAATAACTTTTGCTACTTCTTATGAGATTTATAGTAACCTTTGTGACTCTATATTAGTTGCCTTTGACGCTAATACAGAAAACAGTTTTATTACTACATTTGAAAACATGGCAGGATCTCTATATGGTTATTCCAAAGCTGGAACCGTGGCATCTGATAACACAATAACGCTTGGAACATTAACAGCGTACCATAGTGGCTCAACTAGCGGAACCATAATGGCAGGTAATCCTAGCATGGTAGGTAGTTTTGTCGTTATTTACAAAGATGCCACTAACGCAGGCAAAGGGACTTATCGAGTTGGAACTGTATCAGGTTTAAATGTATCTTACGGCTCTACTATTGTTCATGGGTCAGGTTGGAATGTTAATGAAGCTTCAATAGAGTTTGATCCTAACCAAGGCGGTAAGTTTGTACACAGCTATGTTTCTGCAGGTAATAACAAAGCCCGTATAGGTCAGGTGGGTGGTAATATCTTTGTCACAAACTTAACAGCAACCAACTTTATAGGCATTACAGACGAAGCTATAGCAGACACAGCATCGGGTAGCGTGACGGTCACAGGTGGCGTAACAGCCAACCTAACGGGTTTAACCGTCGGCTCAACCTACTATGTTCAACCAGCAGGAACACTAGCCACAAGCGCAGGTGATCCATCTGTCGTAGCAGGCAAAGCAATATCAACCACTTCATTACTACTTAAAGGTAACTCCTAATGCAAACCATCACATTTAACTCTAACAACGTATCAGCTTATAAGTTTGATGATGCTATTTCTGTTGTCGCTTCGGCTGACAACATCATTACCCCTGACTTCATCATTGGCGATATGAACACAAGCAACGCTACTGTCCACACAGGAACTACAGTGCCTGATGACTGGCAAGGCGGTAAGTACACATTTGACGGCACCACATGGGCCGAACTAGCTGGCTGGGTAGATCCAAAGGTCGCTGAGATTGCTCGGTTGCAAGCTGAGATTGACGCTTTAACACCATAATAGAGGAAATTTAATTATGCCAAGGGTAGATGATGGTTACGGTAACAAGACAACAAAAAGCTGGTCACAGGCGACAAAGCAGATTCCTAATGATGCTGGCCCAATAGGGACTGGAGATGTTTACAATACAACTAAGTCAGACACGGGTGCTAACTACCCTACTGGGTACGGATCTAGCAATGCCCTTAGCATGGAAGGTATGATAGCCAACCTAATAGGTGCGTTATCTCCCCTGCCAACAGTTAATGCAGCGGCATTGTGGAATCAGACCAAATTTGGTATGAATGATGCCGTTAAAGCACATTATAATAAACTAGTAGCAAAAAACGGTGTAGGTAAAGATGCAAAAGCTGTGCAGGATATGGTTGATGCAGCTAGGGAAACGTATCATGCAGATAATGACAAAAAGGGTACTCCTACCCGTGGTGATGAAAACGCTGATATTAATAGTACGGGTGCAACACACACTGTAAGTGAAGACGGTACAGTAGTAGAGGACACGCCTGAGACTGTAGCAGCAGAGATGGGCAAGTTAGGTCTAACCAATATTAAAGGCCCTGATGGTCGCCCTGCGTGGGCACCTGCTTTACCTACTGAAGGAGGTGCAGTAGATCCTTATGCACCTAAAGACCCTAACGCACCTTACGTTAACCCTAATGCAGTTGTTAGAGATGCGTATGGTATTAAGATGGATCAAGACTTTCTAGGGATGGAGGAGTGGCAACGGAGAGAAGATATAAAGAACGCTGCGCCAACAGATCCTTATGCTCCTGCAGCTTTAGACCCTAATGCAGTTGACCCATATGCTCCTTCAGCTTTAGACCCTAATGCAGCTAGAGCTTCCTATGCTCCTCCACTGGCTGATGCTGTCGGTACTGATGGTATGCTTTTAGGTGATACTGGTGCTACTACAGGTGCTAATGCTATTACAGGTGCTCAAGGTGCTGGTGCTGCTCAAGGTGCTAGTGCTGCTCAAGGTGCTGGTGCTGCTCAAGGTATGTTAACGGCACCTACACCTTACGTGTCACAAGGTATGGGTGATATTTATCAGTCACAAGGTATGGGTGATGCTTATCAAGCGCCAAACACAGCACCAGCGCCTACAGGGGCTACAATACCTACTGGGCCTCAAGAAGCTGGTACATTTAGACCAGTAACCTTTAGGTCAGGTACTGGCACATCCACTACTGACTCTGACGGTACTACTACCAGCCTTAGTGATCCTTACTCCAGCTTAAGTAATTTAGTAGGTGCAGGGCAAGGCTTATTAACACAAGCAGCAGGAAACGCACAACAGGCTCCAGATCAGCTTAATTTTAATATGAATACTGACCAGCAAGCAGCAGACTTGTTTGCCCAACGGTCAGCACTACTAGATCCAGCTTTTGCACAACAACGTGCTTTAGCTAAACAAGATATGTTTGGTAGTGGTCGTTTAGGTCTTAGGTTGTCTGGTGAAGCTGTAGGCGCTGGTGCTGGCAGTGGTATGGTACAGCCAGACGCATTCGGTATGAACCAAGCACAATCACAAGCACTTGCTGGTATTGCTGCACAATCCACTGATGATGCGTTTGCAAGAGCACAGGCCGTAGCTGGTTTAGATAGTCAACGATTTACACAGAACCAACAGGCACAGCAGCAACAATACGCTAACCTTACAAACTCTGGACAAGGTATGCTATCTGCTGGATTACAAGGTGCTCAACTTGAAGCTGGTATTGCACAACAGCAGTCAGCTAATCAACAGGCATCACAAGCCCAACAATTATCTCAGGCTCGTTTAGCTTTAGATACACAGGCACAAGCACAAAACTTTGGTTTAGCATCACAAGGGCAAGCACAAGACTATGGTTTGTCTAGGGATCAGTTCGGCTTAACGGCACAAGGACAAGCTCAGAACTTTGGATTAGCTAGAGATCAGTTTGGTTTAGCGTCACAAGGACAAGCTCAGAACTATGGTTTAGCTAGAGATCAGTTTGGTTTAGCGCAGCAGACTCAAGACCAATCTAATTACATGAACAATCAACGTCTAGCTTTAGATACATTAGCCAACAGTCAGTTAGATGCTCGTGGCAACCGAGGCATGGACATAAATTTACGAGGCCAAGATCAGCAGAACGCTATTAACCAAGGACGTTTAGCTTTAGACACTACAGGTCAAACTCAAAACTATGGACTAGCACAACAACAGCAGCGTCAGGATTATGGACTAGCTAATAGAGGACAGGATCTACAGCAACAGCAGCAGTTTCAGAACTATGGCTTATCTAGCAGAGGTTTGGATCAATCAGGCCAGCAGATGCGTCAAGACTATGGATTAGGTCAACAGCAGTTTAATCTAGCACAACAGCAACAGTTTTCAGATTATGGTTTAAACTCAAGGCGTTTAGATCAAGCAGGCCAACAACAGTTGCAAGACTATGAGATGGGTATGCTTACTGGTAACCGTAACTACAACCTAACACGTGACGTTGCTGCTCAGGACTATGAGGTAGCAACTCAACAGAACGCTATTAATTTAATCACTGGACAAGCTCGTGCTAATAAAGATAACTACCAGCCTAATGATTTGCTTAACTTACTAGGCGGTGGTTTGAATGCTTATGCTGGTACTAAGGGTGGCTCTGCTGCTATAGGTGGGTTAATCGGTAAACTCTTTGGAGTCAAGTAGTTTCTCGCTTAAACAAATAACACGTACAAGAGATTATAATTATGGCTAGTCAAGGTTTATTTACACAAGGGATTACAGTTGATGATCTCTTAAAGAAACGTAGCATACGTTCACAACAACAGCAGCAGCTAATGGCAGACCAAGCTGCACAAGGCGCACGTGACCCACAACGGGCACGTATGGGCAGTATGTTTGGTAGTATCATTGGTAAGGCATTCGGTGATAATGCTGGCGGTGCTGATAGTGAGATGGAGAAGCTTGAGGCTTCTAATGCTCAGAAGCAGCAGTTCCAAGGTACTTATGGTGAGCTAATGTCCAGTGGTACTCCTGAGCAACTGAAGCAAGGCGCACAAGCTTTCTATAAGGCAGGCTATATCACGGAAGCTGGTGATCTTAATAATGCAGCTAATGTAGGAGCTAAGAATCAAGAAGAAAAAGAAAGAAGGGAGATAGAGGAAGCGCAAGCTGAACAAGAAGCTGAGAGAGTTAAACAACAACAGAAGCTGCTATCTAGAAAAGCACAGGAATTGGGATTGCCTAATGTGGCTGAATCTATACTTGTAGGTGATAAAGATGCTATTGAATATCTATATGCCACTATGCGAGATATAAAGAAGAAAAAAGACACCGCACCAGAAGGAGATGTCCCTACTGCGGATGAGCAGAACTACGACAGATTTGTGAGTGAGAAGAAGAAATTTGATGCTTTGTTAGAGGCTGGAGAGCTAACTAAGGCTCAACATGCTATTAAAGTAAATACTGCAAGGACAGGACTAACAGGTGTTATAGATTATGCTGGCAAAGAAACTGCTATCTCTGAAGTTAAGGAGACAAGTGCGTTACGTAATAAGAACAACATAGCCTATGGTGAAACCACTACAGCATTAGCTTCTATAGATCAGTCATTAGCTATTTTACAGTCTGGCCTTGACACTGGCTTTGGTACTGAGTTTGGGATGGAAATGAAGAAGGTGTTAGCTGAAATGGGGATGCCTGTTGATGAACTCAGGATTGCAGATAGTGAGCAGTTTAGAGTCAATGGTATGAAGTTTGTTATGGAATACATTAAGAATACTAAGGGTGCTATTTCCGAAGCGGAGATGAAATTATTTGCTGCTGCTAGTCCAACACTTTCTACATCAGTAGCAGGTAACAACCTATTATTAACAACAGCGCGTACTGTTAAAGACTGGGAGAGACGCAAAGCGGCTTACATGGACAACTGGTATAATGATGCACGTTTGGATGAAAGCGTAGTTCGCCCCAGTGCATGGAACAAAACAGAACGTGAGTGGGAAGCTAACAACAGACTTAGCCTACCTACAGCAACAGATATTGATGCTATTATTAATGGCACTACATCTGTAGATACTAGTGGCGTTCCTTCTGCTAGTTCAGAGCTTGAGTCTCTCATGTTGAAGTATACAAAAACTGTAGCTGAGTAGGGGGTATACCTAATGGCCTTAAGCCGTGAAGAAGAAATGTTTGATATGTTGGAGCTACAAGCTACTCAGAATTATAAAGAAGCTCAACGCATTAAACTATCAGATAGTAAAGAAGCTACTCGCCTAATGTTAGAGGCTGAAGAGTTGGTGGCTGATGCCTCTAGAGGGCGTGTGTTACACCGCGAAAGAGAAACAAGTTATACACCTACCAAAGTGGATGTAAGAGATGTCTCTAAATCATTGTATCAAAATGCTGATACGTTAGCTGAGGATTCGCTATCTAACGCACGTTTACAGCATAATAGACTGACTGAAGGAGGCATGACCAAAAACCTAACTGTTATGCCTAAGTTATCTAAGTTTTCTGATAATATAGTAAACCCTGATGAAGTAGGGCCAGATGAATATGCCGTAGGACAAGTAGCTAATACAGGCGTACCTCTTCTATCAGGGGTAATATCCTCTGTCATGGAGGCTGGTGGTCAGTTAGCTGGTAATGTCATTCCAGATAAAATGGAAACTTATATTGTTGAGTCAGCTAAAGAAGTAGCTTATGATACTGTACGCGCACCTTGGTTTAATAAGGCTGCTGATATGTATGAGTCAGCAAAGGAGGTATATGATTTATGGGCAGCTAAAGAGCCTAAAAAGGCTGCACTGTTTGAAGATACAATGGCTACGGGTGTTATGGTTGTTGATCGTACTGGCTTTGGCTCTAAAGCTAAAGGAGTAGGTTCCTCTATAGCCCGTAGTGGCGCACGTAAGATTAAGGATAAAAAACTTGATCGCGTTGAGGACTTACTAACCCCAGTGATTAAAGAGCAAGCTGGAGGCAAGCAAGTACAACTTGACTCTAATAAGTGGGATACGTCTTCTGGTCGGCAGGTTTATAAACCTAGTGAAACAGAGCTTAATGATGCAAGAGTGGTAGCTAGTCTACCTCAAGTTAAAACATCTAACTCTATTGGTAAAAACAGGCAGGTCGTCTTGGATGCTACTAGTGTAGTTGCTGAACGTCTTGAGACTACATTAAAGAATGTAGGCAACCCTACTTACTCAAAACCCTCTGTATTATCTACTGTATTATCTCATGTAGATGAGTTAAAGACCAGTAATAGTTTTTTAGCTGCACAAGGCGGTCTTAAAAGCGTAGAACCTATGCTTAATCAACTACAAGACCTTATGGGTTCTGCAGGAGATGACGCCTTAGGCTTATTACAATTACGTAGGGACTTTGATAAATGGTCTAACCAAGATATGGGGTTAGCTAACTTGGATAAGCCCGATAGGACTGCAGTGGAGAAGGTAGTACGTGAGGTACGTAATACTTTAAATGATGAGTTATCTAAATTAGCTCCTGAAGCACCTGTTAAACAACTACTTGGTAAACAAGCAAGCCTTTTTAGAGCAGGAGAAAGGCTATCAGCCAAGTTTGATGCTAGAGCGCAAGGACTCTTAGGTCGTATAAGTGAGGGTTTATATGAGAAAGTTGGTGTTAAGCTACCTGCTACTATAGGAGCCTTAGGTGCCGTAGGTGCTACAGGTGCTGGTGTTGCCTCTATGGTAGGAGGCATGTCTATAGCCCCTGCAATAATCTCAGGTGGCGTAGGTGCCTTGGGTATGGCAGGTGTCTATAAGGCACTAAGCAGTCCTAAGACACGTAAGGCTCTTGGGCAGTCTATTGTGGGTCTTACTAAAGGTATTGAAAGTGTTGTCGACCCAGTACAAAAGTCTATTATGAGGGCTGATAGAGCTATGTTGTTAGATATGCTAGCTATAGGCCGTGAAGAGGAAGAGAAGAAGTAATAAATCATAGGCAACAAAAAACCCCATAGAATCTTAAGTGACTCTATGGGGTTTTTTGCTTTCTACTAAACTAGATCAACCAGCTCACATGAGTTACCACTGCATGCAAATGACTGTGAACCTACTGTAGTATCCTCCATCTCATAAGCGGCTAAACCAGCCCACTCAATAGCATCAGGCATCTTACTCAAGAACTCCTCATACACTTCCTGTGTACACTCTTGGTAAGGTGCTTGTTGATAGATATGCTCGTTGTAAGGTAAGAAGCTAACGCCACTCATCTCATCAAAGTTAGCATACACAAAGGCACCTACTTCCATCCACTCACTAGCTAATACATTAATAGTAACACTAGGCTTATGCTCACACCA